GCAATACTGAACGTGTATTGTCGCTGTATCCAGGAGCCCACCAGTTGACAAACGTCCAATAGTTAGTTGTGTCGTAGTATGGTAAGCCTGTACCAGGATTAATATCTCCTACTGTGTACAAGAAGTCTAAATTTTCTCTTAGTTCAACGATTGGATATTGTACTAACACTTCATTAGCAAATGTCAAATAGTTTTTAAGTGCTAAGAATCTGTCAAGGAAGAAACTTTGTCTTGGTCTTACTTGAACACCTGATTGAACTCGTAATGGTAAATATGGATCAGGAACTACACCACCTGCATCATCACAACCAGCCAAACTGTTTACAAAACGTAGATACAATCCACTAGGATCACTTAATGTACTACTTACATAAGCATATTGTGGGAAGCCAGGCAAGAAGTCACTAGCAGAGTTTTCTTTGATAATAGCAAACTGCTGGTGATAGATATCACTTCCAGAATCTGAATTTGTGCTGTATGCGATATTAAACACGGTGTCAGTACCGTTAAAATAACTCAAACCATTGTAAATTGCAAATGTATTAGGTAGCAAAGGTGCCATGAAACTGATACCTGACCCACGTGGATTCGCAATATATTGAGCAAGAATAGTATCACTTAATGTTTTACCTGTTTCGCTGAAAATCAAATTACTATTGCGTACCCAGAAATAATAGATAGGTACAACAACACTACTTGCATTGATTGTGCTACTAATAGCATATAGTGTAACATCTAATGGAGTTCCAGGACCTTGATAGTTGTTAGGTGGCACGTTACTTGCTACCCATGTGTAAACTGCAACATCGCTTCCTGGGAATACGGAGCCCCAGTATTTGCTATTGTACACCACGTCATTTTGGTGATAGTTAACAAAACGAACGTTGTTAGTGTTGAACCATGTTTTACCAACTTCATTTGCACCCCAAACATAACCTGTTTGACTTGCTAGATTGCTATTGTATCTTGCAGGATCTGTGTTTGTTACAAAGTCTAGATTTTCTCTAACTGCACCAAGAATCTTACCTTGTAATGGATCGATGTAATCTAAGTTAACTAGTGTGTTGTTTGTTGTAGCACTAAACAATTGCGTATTGCTGATACTGTTGATATCCACAACAGGTGCACTTTGTCTATAGATACCCCAATCTTGCATACCGGTTGCATTTGTATAGATAACAACTTGACCGTCTGCTACTCCTGGCAAGAAGTCAGGTGAACCAACAATAACTGTATTGTTGTTAAAGTCTAGACTTGCACCATATAATGGATTGAATCCATAACTTGTGTTTTGTGAGTTTGTTGATTGTGCAAATACAAACTGTCCTGAATTACCAACGTTTTCGTTGTAATTTCCAAGATAGTCATACATGTATACTGCACCTGCGTTTGGATAACTTTCAACAAAACGTGTTGCATTGTTATCGAAAATAGTATCTAAGTCAGGTGTACCATTGTCTGTAAAGTCAAATGATGTGAACTCATAACGTGTACCAACTGGGGCAGAAATTACAACGCTATCTGATTCGTTGAACTTAATTGCTGTACCAAACTCAGTAGGACCGTTAACATAAGGAGATACTAATACTTGCGTGTTTACAAATACATCAATACCCAATTGTGTTAACACAGTTTCGTCAACTACTGAAATTAATAATTGTTGACTTACTGGTGCAAGTGCAGTATCAATCAATTGAATGATTAATGTATTATTTGCTGTCGCACTTGCTTGCACATTAGGAACATTGCTTGCATTAATTTGGTTAGCGATACCTGTTGCATTACCTGCACTTAAGAATACTAAGTAACCATTAATAAATATCACACCTGCTGAATTCAATGTACAATCATTAGTACCAATTACAACACCATACTTAGCACCTGCATTAGTATATCTATATGCAGCACCTTCTTCGCCAGTGGTGTCATTTATTTCAAAAGGTGAACCAATAATTGTTTCTGTACCAAACGTGTTCATGTCCATTGCATAACCGTAATGTGTTCCGGTTCTGTCATTGAATTGCGAATTAAAGTTTTGTACCAGTGTGTATTGATTATCGCTGATGTTAATAATGTCACCTGCTTGCAATGCACCACTGTAAACAAATTGACTACCAATTACACCATAGTTGTTGTCTTGTACTAATGTACCATTGACCGTAACATATAATGGGTCAACTTGTACATACACACCAAATGACAATCCACTTGCAGTAGTTAGTTGTACAGGTGTTGTTGATGATCGTGAAGTCTTAATAGAAATTGTTGAGCCAGAGATACTTGCAATATAGTAAACAACATTTGGTTTAATACCGCTATTTGCAAGATTAGTTGTTTGAGTTGCAGTACCGGTTCCTGATCCTACACCAGTTGCTGTAAAAATAACCCCCACTGAGTTAGAACTTGCACCAATCGCTGTGAAGTCTGTAGTGCCGACTGTAGTAATTTTATATGATTTGCCTATTACAAAACTACCAGCCGCTGTAGCAGTCAAAATATCCCCAAACACAACTGGTTGATTTACTGCAAAACCAGTCATGGCTGCATTACATGTAATGTAGTTTGTGCTACCATTAGTTGCACTTGCTGTTCTTGTTGCGCCTGCTGCTGGAGTCCAACCCAATGTAAATGATTGAACTTGTCCAACTGTACTAGTTTGTTGTGCTTCAACATTTTGAACTGTTCTTTGATATGCATATACACTACCCCAGTTCTCAATTGTTGAACTGTAATTTACGTCAGGGGCGCCGACAAACAATGTTTGACCATAATAATCAGTTGCCAATGAACTACCAAAGTTATCACCTGACACTGATCCTGCAGTTGATGCGCCACTGATAACAGTTGATTGTGCATATGTTACTTGCATTGCAGTGCCGGTGCCAGTACCAGCGCCAGTTGCAACAAATGTGATTCCAACTGCATTTGCAATTGCGCCAATTGCTGTAAAGTCTGTTGTACCAACAGTTTCAATTGTATATGTTTGACCAGTTACAAAGTAACCGGCATTCAATAGAATCTGTTCTCTACGATAGACATACACATTGTTATTTGCAATGTCAGAGATATACAACCAATTGTTATCTCCTGACATTGCTAATGAACTACCCCAGTTAGTTACACCACCGGGTGCACTAATTGCTGTTTGGTATGTTAGTATTGCAGTTGAGACTGTGCTACTATTCAATGCATAAATGTATACTTTTGGTGTGCCACTTGTTGGTTCACTAATAACAAAAATGTTGTTTTTGTGAATGATTGTTGTACCAAAACTTGTACCACCTGACAATGTTTGACTTAAGTCGTATACAGGTGAACCTGTTGCTGTTGAGGCAACAGCATCATATACATATCTGTAAACATTACCTTGACTAGCATCACTTACTAAGTAACCCATTTGTGGTGAGTATGCGACTGCACTACCAAAGTTAGTTGCACCTTCTTTAGTTACTTGCTGTTGATAATCATAGTTAATTGTCTTTTGATATACTGCCCAGTTACCGTCTGTATTTTCGTCAACCCAAACTGTATTTGTAATAAAGTCTGCTTCAGTTAAGTCTAACAATCCAATTTCAGATGGTTTGGCTGCACGTTGTGTTTCAAAGATTAAACCAATACCTTGACCAGTTAATGTATTTTGATTTGTAGCCTGTACATTCAAGTTAATGATAACTGTAGTCAAGTCTACAACTTGTGTGACAATGTAATAGCCGTCAACATTACTTGCAAAGTTTACAATTGCCAATGGTTGTAATTTTTTCAATCCATGGGGCGCTGCAAAAACAACTGTTGCTGTGTTGTTTAAGTTGTTTCTAACTTGTACGACTTGACCAATTGGTTTGAATGAGTAAACATTCCATGTGTTCAAGAAGTTAGCCATCCAAACATAATCTCTTACATAGAAATTTTGAATAGGAACAATTTGACCACCGATGTTAGTTGCTCTAGGTAAACCAGAGTAGAAATAACTTGACATCTTAACGTCATTGAAGTTTACATAACCTGCATCTGGATAGATGTTTGTACTGTTAGGCTCTGCACTATTCGTTGTTAACAAGATATTTGGATCAGTAATGTTATGTCCATAGTTGTAAAGACTATAGATAGGAATTTCTTGCATTGATCCTTGAGTGTACACACCATTAGTTAAACTAAAGATTGATGGGTCACCAGTCATATTTGCTTGGTTCACTTTGAACTGTACAAAGTTATTATTTGCTACACCACCAAACTCACCTTGTTTGATAGCCCAGTTTTCATAAACAGTATAGTCAATGCCACCTTGAGGTAGTGTTACACCCTTGAATGCATTGATAGCAAGATTTGTACCTTTACTCTTAATCATGTTTTTATAAACATTGATTTGTGTAACGTCTGTTAAATCTGCTGTTGCCAAATAGTCTCTTGGTCTGTAACCAATCAAACTATAACTTAATAAGTTAGCATCTTGTGATAGGTTTCTAGTATTAGTGTCGTAGTATAATGCGCTTTCAAATGAACGTGTAGATGGGTTAGGAAGTAATCCTGTTTGAACTGCACTATAGTTTGTTTCTTTCCAATCTTGTTGATTGAATGTTGCAGTTGGTTCAATAACACGTTGCGCAACCCAATACTTGTTCTTGTAAAGAACAATCTGACCTTTGGTATACTTGAGTGTATTATTCCATTCACGAACGTTATCTTGATTCAAGATAAAGCCCCAAGCATTTACAGTACCATTCCAATCAGCAGTTTTTGTACCACGTACATTAATTCTGTTTTGACGTAAGCCGGTTACTAGATTATAGATTGTATCATTAAACAAGGTAGTGTTATCAAACACAATGCCATGTTCAAAGTTACCTAAATCAAATTGTGCATAACTAAATGTGTCACCTTGATTTAGTGCATGTAATGTAAACTGTGTATCGTTACGTTCAATACACATATCCTTCAATTGAATTGGATATAAGTTTTGATTCAATACAAAGTTTTGATCTTGGATAGTTAATGGTTGAACAACACAATCAACTTTATCGATAGTCAATAGTGTTGCAGCAGGGTTCAATGTAATAACAGAGCCTGCACCCCATCCTGTTTGTGCCCAATACAAGAACTCTGCAACCATTTGGTTCCAGGTAACTGCAAGACCGTTTTGAATGTCTTCAAATACCATGCCTTTACTTTGTAGCCATTTACCATAGCTAACCAAAAATTGTGCTAATTCTTGTTGGCTGTAGAAAGCTGTTCCATATGGTACAATAGTTTCTTTAGTACTATAATTTTTTGCGATTTTAACTTGTATTGAATTGATGTCAACAATTTCGTATTGATTATCGTACACAGGATTCAAGACTGTGAAATATGCAAACTGTTGTGCATTACCAAACACTGTATAGTAACCATCATTTTGTTGAATGATTACTGAACTATATGGAATTCTATCAAATGGTTGATTATCGTATAACAAAATACCATAACTTTCATTTGGAATCAATAATGAAGAACTTGTTGTGTTTGGACTTGCTTTTTCAACATAGAACGCTAGTTGATTTTGATCGCTGAATCCGGCTAATCTATAAATTAATCTTACATCTAAGTTGTTGAACAATGTTGTTAGATTTGTTGTAGCATCAATGCCCTGTTGTTTCTCAAAATCAACAATCCAGTTTAAGTAACTAGTTACAGGTGTTCCTGAACCATATATAGGAATCTCGTTAGGCACTAAGTGACTTCTGTTGTTAACTAAGTATTGATTAAACTCTGCATTGTATTTGTAATTGTCTACCCATACACCTAAGTTAAAGAACTCGGCAGGCTTCATCAATGCTTGAAGTCTCATCAAGTCAAAGGGCCATGTGCTACTTCTTCTATAACTTAATTCTGTTGGCCCGTCATCACCAACAACCCAATCTTTCTGGAATGTACCAGGACTATAATTACCAACAATTGATACAAAAGGTGACACTAAATTACCTGCACTATCAACAGGTAATATGTTTAGCAAACTAGGACGTGCTAATTCAGGAACTGTTACAGGAACTCCGTTGTCCCAACGAACACCATTTGCTATGTCATCCCACAACACTAAGTTATCACTTGTGTATGGTGCAGGGCCATAACGCTCCGTCCACCAGCTAGGTTGATCTGGATAGTACAACATTTCCCAAGGTGTTTCATTTGGCGTTGTTGTATCATAGAAATATTGATACACACCTCTCCAGTAACCTTGTTCAATAACAGTACCATTTAATTTGTTAGCACTATTTTTATAGTTGTATGTAAACTCATCATTGGCATTATAATATTGTGTTTTATAATTCAAACGATTTTGACCAATCCAGTTAAGGAAACTAGGAGTATACATTTCTAACCATTCACTATTAGAATATTGTTGTGAACTCTGTCTGAAATAACCAGGAATCAAATCATATGCTTGAATTGGAATAGTGTTACTTAACTTCAAGTTATTGTAAACACGTGTTTCAAATTCCAATAATGCTTGGTCACGATAATCTTGCAACACTCCGTCTGTATATGCCCCGTATAACTTAGTATATGAACCATCATGACCCATGATGAAATATGTAGGGACGATATAATCACTATCTAATACAACACTAGGGATGAATGAAGGATATAGTCCCAACTTAGTTGGAGTATTCGGAGCATAACTACCATAAGTTTTATTATACTCATTAATAGTAATAGTATCACCTGCATTTAATGCAATAGTAACTTCTAGTGAAGGGGCAGTTGTACTAACAACATAATCTTGGCCCTTAACTAATTGTTCTGTTACAGTTTGATAACCATTTAATGCGGTAGTGCGATACACTAACACACCATTATAGTTTGAAGTTTCAAAATTATAAACTTGTGATAATGGATAAATTGATGTGTCTAATGCATTATTAAATGTATATGTATTAGTTCTATATGGTGCATTAGACGGAATCATATCTGACCAAAAGAATGATTGGTCTGAACTTTTAGCCTGTGTAATTTGTGCCAATGCAATATCTAAGATTTGCGCTGGATTATATGTTTGAGTAAAACTAGTGTTTGAAACTGTACTTACAATTAATTGCTTATAGTTGACATACTCTCTACTATTATATAGCAATGCATTGAATAAATTATGATTCGGTACACGCAATAATGCGCCGGGTATAACTAAACTAGCACTATTTTGAATAATAGCATTGCCATATGGAACTACATCACCTAAGTCTCTGTAATTATTAGGACCAAATACATCACCAGTTGTGTATGGATTGTTATAGAAAATACTTTGATATTGATTACGAATATCCGACGTTAGCAACAGTAATATCAGTATTCAATGGGTTATTATTCAAATTAATAGGAGTCTGATAATAAGCCGTACTGCTTACTTGGTCACTTAATATTAAGATTTGAACTACACAATCAGTAACAGGAATATAAGCAGAGTTTATAGTGATTGTAGTTGTTGTGGCAGTGGTTGTTACTGTATAATTTGCAGAATTAATATAAGTGTTATTCACATATACTTGAACGGTTGGCCAATTTGTTTCACTAGAACTCATTGGTGCAATGTCACAATTAAATGCTGTTGTACCACTTAATGCAGGTACAGAAAAATCAAATACTTGATATTGTACACTAGGACTTACTGCTGTTTGCCAACCAATTTGACGAACATATGTTTGGTCGATGTTGTAATTATACACATAACCAGTATTAACATTTTCAGTTATAGGAGTAGCACCAGTCACATAATTAAATGTATCTGAGTTAAATGTAACATCGAATTGAATATCACCTTGATTTTCAATAGAACTATATGCTAATGGGAATCCCAATATTGAGTCGATTGCGCCTGCTCCAATACCATATTGGAACAATGTAGTGCCCTTAAATGTAGTACTCTGATATACTGATGTATCACCTAAACTAATACCATTGCTATCAAAGATATCAAAGTACGGTGACATGTTTACATTTGTTTTTTCTTGTGCTTCTAACCAACCTGCACCAGTATAATAATATGTAGTGCCGTGATTATAATATCCACGTAATACTGCAACTTGTTCATTTGTTAAACAAGGACTGTCTTCTGCCGGAGTCAATGTAATAACCGGTGTTGAACCTGTAGTTAATGTAGACAAGTTAGCAACAAAAACAACATTACTTACTGCAGGATCCGCTGAGAAAATAACTCTAGCCCCGGAAAACAATGCATAATTGTTTACTGTGGTTTCACTTGCAACAATACTTGCTACAGCGGTTGTATTAAATGAAGTTGCGTTTGTCCATGCTACAGTAAGTGTTAGTGTAGTTGTACCGGTAATACTTAAAATTTGCGTGTTACGTGGTAACAAGTTAGTAGAATCGGTAATATATTGATATTGTTGTAATGTGCCAGTAACATCACTGGCTTGAACTGTAATCGTAGTAGTTGTTGCATTTGTTACACCCGCAATGGTTGCAGTATATGCACTATACACTTCAATGTCTGGGTAGTAATTTTGTTGGTCAACAACTTGTGTCAATGCATCAGTTGTTCGTGTGTCATAAAAGTCAATCGCTTGTTTACCAATCGTACCTGAGTTAAACAATTGCAAGTTTGGATAAAATTCAATAATAGGACGTTGTGCTTTTGCACTAGCAGTTGCATATATTGAAGGGATTTCCGGGTTATTGTTGTAAGATGCTGTTGCATTAATTACATCGATGTGGAACCAACGATTACTGCGTGACCATGCATTTTTACTAATACTGTTTCTAGCGATTGTGATGTAGTCAGGAAGAACAGGAACAAAGTCTGTTAAATCCCAGTTGCCTTCATCATAGTTAGTAAAATCATATGGATTGTAAATTGCTTCTGTAAAACTTTCAGGGCAAATTAACGAGTCTATCGATACCAATTCAATTGCAGTACCAACACCCTCTACATAATATTCGCCATTCAAATAACCTGTTGGAATAACGTCACCGTTAAAAGATACTTTTAATCCATTAGTAAACACAACACCATTTGTTGATGTGAATGACTTTTGTCCTAAAATCTGTGTATCTACATCTAGTGTATTTGATAGGTTGCTTTCAATTAATTTAATAACACCTACGCTATCAGAGTTTGTACCATCTTGGTAGTACAATGTGTCTAATGGTGCACTAATATAAGGTATTTCACTAATAGTACCTACGGTGTTACGATAGAAAGGCAAGTTGTTATACTGTGTGCCAAACTTTGGCGTAATAGTTTGATTAGTAGGGATAACTCCACTTGGTACTAATCTGATAACTGGGTTAGCAGGATCGCCAATATACTCAATCGTGTAAAAATTATTTGCTACCGGTGTGTAGAATCCTTCTTCTAACAAACCTTGATTTATATTTGCAGTCATTAATCCAGTACCATTGGTCAATGACAAAGTTGTGCCGCCCAATGTAGCAGAAATAGTAAATCCTGTAGTGCCAACTAAGCTGTTAACAAAGTATACAGTGCCTGCTGTTACACCACCAAATGTAGGATTATCAAAAGTAATTGTGCTGTTTACTTGTAACTGCGCATTTAAGCCAGAAGCAAGAGTAAGCACATTACTAGCAACTTGATTAACGGTAACTGTTAATGGTTGAACTAATGAATTGTTATTAGTGTCATATGAATTTTCGTCAAAATATGTTTGTACATAACCAGTTTCATTTGTGACACCGGTATTATAAAACATGATTTGCAACCCTTGCAATGAGGTCACGCCATCAATCGAACCAAGACTTGATAACAATTTACCGTTAACGTCTGCAAAAGGAGTTGTACAAACCAAATCTAGACTTACACCGCTGTTAGGGAAAACATATTGATTTTGTGCATCAGCAGCAGGCACGGTAAATGTTACAAACCCTTGTTCGGCACCATTGTTTTCTACACCATAAACATTACGTGTGTAAAGATTAGTTTGTGTTGGGCTGTAACCAGTTACTCCAGGTTGACCTTGAATCCAAAACTGTGTACTTTGATTGACTTGAAATGTATATGTGCCCCCGCGCAATAATGTTAGTGTTGGATTAATTTCACCACTTGCCGATGATGCTATACGAATATTATAACCATTGTCTAATGAGGTTACAACATATTGCTCGGTAGAATAAATTGTTTGTGCCGCAACAGTGACTGAAGGCGGACCAAATGGCAACCAATAGTATTGATTAAAGTTAATTACTTTGTCTAAGTTAGTAAAACTATCCCATGAATAGAACTCGCTATTAAACAAACGATTGTTGTTATTGGTTACGCCATTTTGTAATGACAATGCATCTAGTATACCAGGATATGTGATGAAGTCTTGAGCAACTGATTCATTTGTTTTTGTGATGACAACACCAGGCTCTAATTGATAATCAGTTCTAGTCTTTGTAGGTTCAGTAACGTAGTAGTCGTTTGGATTAACCCCGTAACCAAACTTACTACCAACATAGCCTTGAATTCTTTGCAGATTAGGAGGATTTACTAGTTGATCTAATGTGGCAGATAAGAATTGTTGGTTGCTAGTTGTCTGAAAAATTTCTGGTAAGAAATTTAATGTTCTAATTCTATTTGTATTTGCCATATTATAAATATCCTACCTGTAGTTGCGCAGGGGTGTTTGCTGGTATTACTACCACCGAGTTTGGTACCGCAGCATTAACAAAAATTTCATACGGTAAACATTTGATTTCGTATAGTGTTCCAAAAGGTTGACTTGGATCATTTGGCACTAACACCGCAGAACTAATTAAGTCTCCGCATTCGTTGTGCAAATATGAAGCCAATTCACTAAAGTAGAACGTGTCTCCAAAATTCCAATTGTTAATGTTAAAATAATTATTCATTGCAGTCAATACAGCACTTCTAATTTCACTATCACTTGCATTAGTTGTTGGGTTCGCAACAACTTTGATTGTTGCTTGCAACGCACTATTTGCTTTAGGTCCAAACAAAGGTTTGAACACTACACTATTTAATATTAGTGCATCACTCAACATTTTATAGTTATCCAATTCACCGTACTCTTGTGTTAGTTCATTGATAGTAGGCATGTTTGGATAAGGAACTGTATTGGTAATGTCAGTAACCCATTGCGTGTAAGCAGTATAGTATGACTGAGTTACAACATATAAATCAATAATGTTTGTTGTTACCGGATCAATTCTAGTTGTGTTATTACTGTTGTGACGATATTGGAATGCAAGACCTTGACGACCTGCTTTCCAAGTGTAATTTGTTTGTAGTACCATTGAATATGACGGGGTAATTACAGTTGGATCTTGTACAGATACATAGAAATTACCAGTAGTACCTTGTGCATTAGTTTCACTATATGCAAAAAATAACTGTCCAACAGGATATTGATATTTGTTTACTTCAATTTGTGTAAGCGTGGGGTACGTATAACATACATTACTTGTAGGAATAATATAGTTTTGTTGTAAGTTTAGTGGGTCAGTAACAATTTGGAAGAACACATACACACCAATGTTTGTTCCACCGTTTACATATCCAGTGACTTGATTAAAGAAGTCAGGACTTAATATCAATTGATTATTGTTAACACTAGTTGTTGAAACCTCAACTTGGAAGTCATCTACATAACCATCACTTTGAACAGTTTGGCCAAGAATGTTAACTACCACATCTTCTCCCAATGGCTGACTTGATCCTGGAGCGGAATTTACTTGTAAGATATTAACAAAGTCTTGTAGTATCTTACCTGAATAAGGATCAAATACAACTTGATTAGGATTGAATGCAAAGCGTGTGCTTGCTACACTACCAAAATAATATGTTAATGCTTGATATGTGATAGAATAAATGTTATTACCAACGCTTTGGAATTGAACAAAGCTATTTGGATAATTAATATCTTCAATAAACCAACGTTGTTGATTGATAGGAATTGAATTATCAAATCTTAGACTAAAGTTCTGTTGTAATTCCATCAAGGTAACACATTCTTGAATTACTGTAGTAGGAACTGCATTACTAAATGTGGGGATTACTTGAGTTAAAATAACTCCGTCTGGAACATAGCCACTTAGTGTTACAGGTCCTGTACCGTTACTAAAATTACCAGTACCGCTGTTGCTACCATCACCAACAACATTAGTAATAGTTGACCATAATGTTGTGCTATCACCATTACCGGGTATGCCGGCTTGCAATCTATTACTACTATCAAAGTAATAACCAGATGGTGCTGTAAATTGTATCAATGCCCCAATAGTCAAATATTGCAGATTGCTTGTTGCATAAATGCCAATTGGTTGAGGTATGTCTAATGCACCGTTGATTTCATAAAAGTAACCAGATTCATTGCTTGCGTTAACTTGCGCTGTACTCCAGTAAACAGGAGAACCAGTAACTGTAGATGAGTTAATTGCATATCTAGGGTAATTTTGAATATAATATTGAACTGCTCTATTTGCTGCCAATACTGATGACAATGCACTAGTAAAGAATCCAATGATATCACTGGTGTTATTATATGCTAATTGATAGAAGCCAGGTGTACTATCTTGATACAATGCACCATCATCACCAAAACAATTGATGCTTGAGAATTTACCTGTAGGGTCAAGCAAGTCTAAACTCTTTGATGTACCTATGCTACTACGATTGATAGCCTTACTCTTGATAATTGAACTATATAGTGAGTATGGAAAATCATTGTAATCTTGACCGTTAACCATACGATTTTGTGTATAGTAGCGAGTTGGCGCACGTTGTTTAATGCTTGCTAATGTTTCTCTCGCTTGGGCAGTACTTACTGTTTGCGTCAATGTCAACCCAAATGTAATTGTTTGTGCACGACCAGTTTGGTCGATGTAACTAAATGACACACTAATGCCATTCATTTCACTAGGTTGAATTACATATGTTAATGCGTTACCTGAACGAACATATGCTCTGAAGTTTCCTACAGGAATAGCAGAGAACACACCATCACCAAAGATATAAGTTACACTATCATTGAATCCTGATGTAACCGAAAAAATATCTTTGTTAGAAAATTCTGTTTGCAATTGAGCATTTGCATATACGTTGTCAACTTGAACCCAAGGTGTTCTAGTTCCGTCAGTATTTAATTTATATAACCATGTATCACTATTGTTAATACCTTGAATGTTTCCAATTGGAACATTTTGATTAGAAATTTGTTGCTGCAATGTAAAGTCATAGTTCAATAAACTACCCTGGACAAAGTAGAAAAAGAATCCTGTGTTAGGACTACCAAAGCCCAATTTGTCATTGCGATATAGTATGTTAAACTTGCCTGATGGGCTAGGTGGAACTTCATACACATAATCTTTGCCAACACTACTTGCACTAACCAATTCAAAGTTCATATTTTGATTGTCAACTGTTGCATTGAATGGCACTACCGGCAATGATGTGCTTGGGATTTGAATACTGTATTCACTGGTAGTAACACCTAAAATATCTTGTGAGTTGCCCGGTTTACCAACACGTTGTGATGTGATTAGTGCTGCATTGATAATAGTGTTGAATTGTTCTAACCAATTTGGGTTAGCAGGATCATTCCACAAAACTTGCAAGTTGCTTAAATTTAAGCCATTGATATCTGAGATATTTTGTGTAGTGCTAACACTAGTTACTTTGATAAACCCTTGACCGGCGATGTTGCGTTTTGGAACATAGCTAACTAGATTTGCTAGTTTGATAACACTATCTCTACGTTCTGCGGTATCAATAAAGTTTTCACGACTGTTCAAGTCATTTCTAAAGGCAAGACCCTGGCCCATGAACGCCATAACGTCTAGTAATGCAATAAATTCACTAGATTCTGTGTAGTCATTGAAAGTTTCTGGGTAGTAAAGTTGTAGATAATCAATGAAACTCTTACGTAATGTTTCATAATCATAACTCTGAAAGTTAGCCGCGGAATAGGTTTGGTAGAATGATTGCCAATCATTGAGTCCGAATAATGCCGCTTGTCTTGAACTGGTTGCCATAGAGTCTCTCTTTTAATATATTTATCATTCTCAAAAACTTGGTTTTTGATTAAACTACGGCAGCAGTATTAGTTGATTGATTAAAAAATATACTTAATAATGACGCATTATTAAAGGGAGCGACCGCCATTTCTATTTCAACTAGTATGCCATTTTCTTTAGGAAAAGCATTTACATTATTTAAAATGATTCGTGGGTCTTGTGATGCTACACGTTTAATTTCGTTTTTTAATTGATTTTGAACATCAACTGTATTCGGGTCAAATAGAAAATTCCAAACAGCACTACCGTAGTTAGGTTGTCCTACTTTTTCACCCTGTCTGATGTTTAATGCATTTATTAAATCTTGCACTACTAATTGACTGTTAAGTAAGCGAAACTTTTTTCCAGGATTTAACGGTTGTTGTAATCCCAAGCCACCGTCTAGGGAGCGGGCAGCTAACCCAGAAACATTATTTGTTGTCTGGGGTAGACATGCATTGATTGTACTGAATCCAATATATTGTGCCATACAGTATTTATTCTATTTTTTACGCAGGACCTATGATACCTGAAATAGAATTATTGATGGCTTGCACATTTGATGATGCTGAAGCCTGTAATGCTTGCAATGAAGTTGCACTTTGACCTGCCACCGATCCCAATGCAGTTCCTGCGGTAGAACTCAGATTAGTCAATGCAGACGGGTTATTAATCAATGAAGTCAATGATTCACTACCGGTAGAAACTGAACTTGCAATGCCACTTAATGATCCTAAATTAGATAAACTTGATCCAAATGCTCCTTCACCAGACGCAATCAATCCATTAATAGAAGTTTCATTGGCGCTTGAATTAATAGACGCAGTTGTTTCTGCGGCACCTGCGACCGAAGGAATATCAACACTAGTGTCAGCTTCTAGTTGGGCTACTAATGCTATATAATTAGGATCATTTTTCACCGCTAAAAACTCTTGCAATGCTTTATCAATACCAGGATCACCTTGAGGTAATGTACCTTGTGCATTATAATATGCTTGTAAAGCCTCTGCTATTCTTTGTTGATACTGGTCAATTTCGTCTGCCTGTGCTGTTGCTTGCTGTTGTGCTTGATTTAGTGCATCGATTTCGTTTACGGAAGCAGTAGATATAGATCCAACTAGATTTGGGGGAGGAATGCTAGGATCACCTAAAACAGAGCCGATTTGATCAGTTATTGCGGTTCTATCAGTTGTATTAATACCAAATGTTGGTAACTGAATTGCCCCTGCTGTTCCTGAACTTAATGATGAAATAGATGATTGTAATGATGCCGCATCACCTACACTTAGCCCGGTACTTGCTAAACTTGACAATGACCCCAACCCACTTGGTAAACTTGGCATTGGTAGTCCGTTCATGGCTGCACTTTGTGCTGACCCAATTAAACCTGTTAGAGAGCCGGCGCCGGGCAATGAGTTTACTGCATTAGTAGCGTTATCAACTACTGCTCCGGCAACATTTACACCACCTGGTAAATTACTCATGCCACTAGCCAAAGATGAAGCCGCGCTGCCAGCCGCTCCTGATTGTAATATTGTTGCAGAAGATGCAAGTTGTGCTAAACCACCGGAAGCCAACGATGTCCCTGCACCATTTAATGCAGTTACAGTATTAACATTTTGAGTTGCTGCAGCCAATATATTGTTAGTACCTATAGGATTTACTCCTGTTGTTTGGCTTATAAGTCCAGTTACCCCGCCGATAGAACCCAATGATGCAGATGTTGAATTTAATGGATTTGGTACAGAACCTAATGCATTTGTAACTGATGTTGACAATCCAGTAACACCAGGTATACTATTGTTGATTGCCCCTGATATATTGGTAGATGATCCTAATGATCCATTAGCTATTGAAGAGGCTGACGATAGTCCTGTCAAAGAGTTAAGTGCTTTGCTTACTAAACTACCAACTGCACCACCGACAGTGCTACTAATTCCCACTGCAGTGGCTCCGCTAACTGATCCACTTAATGCTGTTCCTACCAATCCTCCCACTGCACCACCAGCAATGCCTGATAGTAAACTACCACCAAGCCCTTGACCAGACACCACTGCGCTTGATACTGCTGATTGTGATGCAATTTGTGTTAAGTTTTGTGGTATTCCCGCTCTCATAGGTTTAAACTGATTTTTAATTGCATTGAATGCCGAGCCAGATACACCTTGACTTAAATTTAATAATCCAGTTAGCGAAGGCACTGCTGCCATTGCTCCTAAGGCACTTGAAATTCCACCAAATCCGCCCGTTGCGCTTGCTACGCCGGCGGCTGCACTTCCTGATCCGATTGCACTTAATGCAGATTGTGATACACTGCCTCCACTAAAGCCTACTGCGCTTGTTACTAAACCAGATGCGCCTCCTGATAAACTTTGTACTGCCCCTACAGTTGGGCCTAGCCCTGCAATTGATGCTGCATTTACTAAACCTGCAACTTGAGTAGGCGCTTCTTTTCCGGTTAACACACCTGTTAATGCCAAGCCTGTTTGTGCTTGTTGTAAATTATTTACAACACCAAGTGACTGGGCGGACACACTTGACGTTAACTGCGTTAAGTTTTGTGCACCGGGTGACCCTGTAAACAGTGCATTTGGCATTGCTTGCGTAATACTAGACCCTGATTGGATAAGACCGTTAATAAGAGTACCCGAACCCGGTTTCAATATACCTGCATTCGCTAATTGATTGGGTGTTTGTGCAAATGCACCAACTGCGGCTACATTACCCGCCGCTGTTGATACGATAGCAGCACCTTGTTGTGTAGCGGCTGCTAATGGGCCTGTGGCAGCGGCTTGTGCTTGTGCACCTAATAGGGCATTGGTTGTTGAAGAATCTAGTGCCCCTGAAATTGCAGGAACACTAGGTGCACTGGCAGCAGTTGCTAATGCAACTGGGGTTGGGTTTGTTTCTGCACCTGCATTGTTTGCAGCCGCAACAGCAGAGTTAGGTTGTGATGGTAAATTAGCATCAGAATCTAAGTTAGAAGATACATTTACCCCTTGACCTGCGTTAGCCCATGGTGCATGTGCCGGGGCACGTGAAGTTATTGACAATAGTTTACCCGGTGCAGCAGAAAACCCTGTTGTTTTGTCATACAACGTATCAGTTTGTGCAAGAATAGGAATTGCAGCAACTTGTTGCGGTTGTGTGCTTGCTGAGCCTGAATTTAAATTTACTTTGCTACCATTAATATATGCATCTCCGCCGGCTGCTAATGATCCATCTCCGCCGGCACTTAGTGCAAGTGCGGCGCCTGCTAAAGCAGTAACATTATTAATTGCTGACATTTGAATGTCAGTTGTTGCCCCAAGAGCAATTGCTTGATCGGTATTAACATTAAAGTTAGTTGCTTTAAAGTTCATGTCTTTAGCAGCATGTAAATTAATATTGTTGTCTGCGTGTAAATTCAAATCTCCTTGAGTTCTAATATTGACTGAGTTAGTTGAGTACATATCAATTGTACCTTCTTTACCCAATTCAATATAACTTTGTCCATTTGAATGTAGAATCATTAATGTTTGACCGTCGTCACTCATTAATATTTGATGTCCAAGTGATGTTCTAATTCTAATTAATTGGTCACGACCAATAATATCTCCATCGTCCATAACAATTGAGTGCCCACCTCTTCGTGCGACTACTTTTAATTGTTGTGCTTGCTGTTCTGTTAAATTACTTGCTATGCTTTCATCGGTGTAACCACCTGAATAGATAGGTCTACCGGGTGTGCTTACTCCCCAACCTACTCTACTTGCAGGTTCACGTTGTGCACTACTTGATATTGGGCCTCGAATTGGATCACGAATAATACCCTGTTGATTCATGATACTTGCAACATAACTATGTATAGGTTTTGGTGCAGATATGAAATCAGGACTATCTGAAACACTTTGATTGTTTGTGTTGATATTTGTTACTGGTAGTCTAGTTGCGCCACCGTAACTTTGTGCTTCACCTTCATTGGGAATAACATTATCAGTTGCTCCGATTGCAGGAACCATTTGTAATGCGCTTGCATCAGGCACACATCCTATGTAGAACCCATAGTTAGGATCACCGTTAATAAAAATACAAACTACAGTTGTACCTATGTCAGGTGGTGCATGCCATTCACCGTATGAACTTGGATTATTTTTATAATCTCCGTAACCACTATCACCTGCCTGCGGTATAACTTGACCAAAGAAGGTGCTCATGTAATTTACTGTTAC